TACGGTCCAAATAATGACAAGTATGAAGTATACATTGATTCTGATGGTGCTGTATACCCATGCTGTTATATTGCATCAAAATACATGATGCGTGAACCGCAATTAAGTAGGCTAATTGATCCTATTAAAAACGAACTTATTGTAACCAAAGATCGATCTATAAACAAAGTTCTACAGCATAATTTTTACATTAAAACATTAACAGATGCATTTGAGGGTAAATTACAGCTAGGCGATAACAGAAAACACTGTTCAACTTGCGTACACCATTGCGGCAAGATTTTAGATAAATAGTGTTATGCCAAGAATCAGCTTATGGAATCCAGTTAAAACACACGACTATAACTTTATAGATCGTATAGTTGGCGAGCATCTTTATGCTGGCGGAACCGGTGTGCATGTACACAAATACTTAGGTGTACAGGAAACACCTGATACAGGCGATTCTACTAGACCTAGTAGTGCTACTAACGACTCAGAAATTTTTATTCAAGACTTACTATTCTTGGAAAATCGTGATAGAAAATACGATACAAACATTTACGAGCTACGTGGTCAGTATAACATTTTAGATAACGACCAATATGATTTAACTCAGTTTGGTGCGTTTTTAAGCAATGATACTATATTCTTAACATTCCACATTGAAAGCATGGTTGAGGCATTAGGCCGTAAACTAATGCCCGGTGATGTTATTGAGCTACCACACTTGCGTGATGACTTATTGTTAGGCAGCGAAGATGCTGTTAACAGATTTTACGTAGTGCAAGACGGTGCTAGACCTGCGGAAGGTTTTGATCCTCGTTGGTGGCCGCACCTGTGGCGTGTTAAGTGTGGTCCAATCAGCGACAGTCAAGAATACAGAGACATCCTTGGTACTGGCGAAGAAGAAGGCGACTTGCGCAATCTTATTAGTAAGTATCAAACTGAAATTAACATTAACGATGCTATCTTAGCTCAAGCTGAAAAAGATGTGCCGTATGATCCACAGTATAGAAATGCCGCACATTTATACTTTGATCCTGAAGTACCTGATAAACCAACGGTTGGTTTTGACTTTGCTGGAGAAACAGGTACACCAATTAATGGACTCAGTGTTGTAGGCAGCGGTAGTAGCTTCCCAACAACTAGTGTGCAGGATGGCGATTATTTCTTACGCACAGACTTTACTCCGCACCGATTGTTTAAGAAGAGTGGTAGTAGATGGGTACGCGAAAGTGACGATACCCGTAGTACATGGGCGGCAGCAAACAGAGTACTTACAACATTTATTAACAACGACACATTTACTATTAACAGTGACGGTGAAGTTACCGAAGAAAAAACAAATCTCAGTAAGGTTGTTAAACCTAAAACTGACAATTAACGGAACAAACGCATGGCAGGCAAGAATTTAGATTTCTGGTATGACGAACAGATAAAACGCTATCTGATTCAGCTTGTCCGTGTATTCTCAAATTTTAAAGTTCGCGAATATACTAAAAGTGGTGTAAGCTATAATCGTGTTCCATGTCGTTACGGTGATATGAGCCGCATGGTTGCAAGTATTCTACGCAACAACAGCGAGAATACTGTTAACAGTGCGCCAATGATTACTGTAAGTATTCAAAGCATCCAGCCAGCAAGAGATAGAACTGCTGAACCATTTTTAGTTGATACTCGACAAGTTGCCGAACGTGAATTTGACCGAAACAATAATACCTACACCAGCGAACAAGGAAATCTATATACAACACAGCGTTACATGCCTGTTCCGTATAATTTGTCTTTGCAGGTTGATATTTGGACAACTAATACAGACACAAAGCTACAGATCCTAGAACAGCTATTTGTAATCTTCAATCCAAGTATTCAATTGCAAAGCAACGATAACCCGTTAGACTGGACCAGTGTATTTGAAGTAGAGCTTACAGATATTAACTGGAGTAGCAGAAGTATACCAGCTGGTGTAGATGAAAACCTTGATATCGCAACACTCAACTTCATGGTACCAATTTGGATTAGTCCGCCTGCTAAAGTCAAGCGTCAAACTATCATTCAACAAATTGTTGCAGACGTACACAAAGTAACCAGTATCAACGATTTAGGATACAGTCAAGAATACTATGACTTCTTTGGTTCTATGCCGGTTGATGCAGAAATTGTTATGACCCCAAATGATTATCGTGTACAGGTTACAGGTGCAACCGTGAAACTTGTAGGACTAGATGGAAGTTCTGGTAGCTGGGCAGACTTGATTGAAATGAAGGGCGAACTTACTTCCACTAGTTTGTTAAAGCTAAACATTGCAAACAGTATTTCGCCGGACGATGAGGTTTTGATTGTAGGATCAGTTACTGCTAATCCACTTGATCCATCTACGCTAATCTTTAACTTAGATGAAGATACACTACCTGCAGATACATTATCCTCTGTGGATAAGATTATCGATCCGAGATTAAGTAGCCCAGGTTCAGGTCTAGCACCTGCTGCATTAGGTCAGCGATATCTAATAACTGAAACAATAAGTGCAAGCGGATACCCTGCGTGGGGAGTAGATGCAAACGAAAGCGATATTATACAATATAATGGTAGTATTTGGCAGGTAGCATTTAACTCTGCTGTTGTGACATCTACACAGTATGTTACTAACGATTATACATCAAAACAATTCAAGTGGACCGGTACCGGATGGATAAGTAGTTACGAAGGTGAATACAATCCTGGTTACTGGAGACTTGCACTGTAATGACTATTGCCGCAGGCGTAGTGTTTTTAGCAAAAGATACTGGACGTTGCTTACTACAACTACGTAATTCTGATAAACGATTTAAACATACTTGGGGCTTTTGGGGCGGAATGTTCGAAAAAGGCGAGACACCTTACGAATGCATCCATCGCGAGCTCACAGAAGAAATTGGCTTTGTTCCTGAACTTGCTAAACTAAATCCCATAGACGTTTATCAAAGTCGCGACCAAAAGTTTTACTATTACAGTTTTGTATATGTTGTAGAAAAAGAATTTGCACCAATGCTAAACGGTGAGAGTGCAGGCTATGCGTGGGTAGACATCGGTGCGTGGCCGCAACCATTACACAACGGCGCTAGGCTTACACTAAACAAAAATGGTGGTACAGAGAAACTACACACTATTCTTAAAATCCATAAAGAATAAATAGTGTAATGAACGACGTCGTAGATTTCGTACTGCTACGCATCCAGAACGAATTAGAAAAATATCAAAGAACAAAAACTATCCCTTTTGATTTACTCGAAGGGGCATATTCCATTGACGATATAAAAAACAGTTACTACGAAAAGTTATCTGCTAAACATAAAAAAATTGCAGATGCTCTCGTTAGAGAATACGAAAAGAAGATTAAGCAAAGCCTCGATAGTTTAAAACGTGCTCTAAGAAAAGATTATACAAGCACTATCAGTCAACTTGAAACTGAGTCAGCAGACTTTAAGTTTCCGTCTGTGCTGGTAAAGTATCGCACAAATATAAATCCAATACGTGCATTGTTTTACGAAGCTAGAGAAATAGTTCGAAGCTATAATTTAGACAATGAATATCATACCTGGCTGCTGGGATTACTAACTGACTGTGAATACAACAACAAGATAGTTGATGCTCTTAGTATAGATATTAAACGCTTAGAAAAAATAGTTAGTAGATACTATCTGCCTATGATTAAATACACAGATAGTATACCACTTGAACTTTTTCACGCTAGACAACTAATAAAAGATTTCCGTCACTATAGAAATACTTTTATAACAATAAAGTCTTGGGATCCAGAGGCGTAAAAGGCGTAAACATTTTTTCTATAAAATCAATGTCATTGGCCTTAGCACGCTCATACACTTCAACTGCATGTGCATAACTGCTGGTAAAGACTATAACTTTATCATCGTCTAGTACAGTAAATTTTGTGCTGTCGCGATTACTTTCTATTTTAATCATTTTGATGTGGCTCTGTAGATGCCGTCCCAGTTTTTGGGAGGACTTGATTTAAATTCAGTAATACGAATTCTCATCATTTCGTAATACTGTGTTAGTTCACCCTTCCAACTGTGTCTCATGTCTGTGGCTATTCTATATGCTGTGTTCCAATCGCCTTTGCGATATGCAGTCAAGAACTGGTTGTGTGCTTTTTCATCTGCTTCGTCAAACTGTTCTAGTACTGTAAAAATTTGTGCTGGTTCTGTTTTGCCTTTTACTGCGAGTAAATCGAGCTCAACGACTTGGTATGCTTCTCGCACATACTCAGCCGTTTTTGGTCCGATAATGATCTTGACACCGTAGGGTTTGGATTGACCTTCGAGGCGACTAGCAAGATTAACCCCGTCACCAAGACAGGTATAATCAAAACGCTGATCGCTGCCCATATTGCCAACAACCACAGTGTCAGTATTGATACCGAGACCCATACCAAAAGCTGGTACGCCTTCTGCCTTAATCTCATTGTTGAATTCCTTTAATGCTGATAACATTTGAAATGCAGTACGTACTGCATCTTTTGCGTGTTGCGGATTGTTTACTGGTGCGTTCCAGAATGCCATCTGTGCATCACCGATATACTTGTCTAGTGTACCCTTGTTCTCAAGGATAGCTTTAGTCATAGCAGTCATATAACGGTTCATGATACTTGTCAAGCCTTGAACGTCTTTGCCATAGTGTTCGCTGATAGTTGTGAAGCCACGAACGTCTGTGAACATGATACTTAGTTCTTGTTCTGTGCCACCTAGCTTTAGCAACTCTGGTTGACGCTGTAGCTGTGCTACTAGGTCTGGGCTTAGGTAAGTACCA